CAGTTCCGCGTCGAACGCCCAGACCGGCATGACGGCGACGCCCGGCCGGCCGGCGCTCTGGCGGGCGCGCACGGCGACCAGGTCGGCCCGCCGGCGTTCGGCCAGCATGTCGTTGATCGCCGCCTTGGCCGCCCAGTGGAATGCGGAGTACCGGCCGGCGACGACCTCCACGTCTTCCGGCGTGTCGGCCCAGGCCTCGGCCGCGGAGGCGGATGCCGCGGCCGTGCCCGCGTCCGACTGCGCGTTCGCCGCGTGGGTGCCGGCGGTCTGGGCGCTCGTCTCGGCGGCGGCCGCGTGGCCCTCGGCATCGCTCGCGCGGCTGTCCGCCGTGACCTTGGCCTGATCCGCCGCGACCGCGCTCGCGTCCGCGGCACTCGCCGCCGTGTCGGCGGCGTCCGCGGCGTCGACGGCCCGGGCGGCGGCGGCCGACGGGGCTTCGCTAGCATTCGGGCGGCCCTGTGTGTCGAACGCCAGCACGCAGCCCGCGCGCACCGCTGCGGGCGGCAGGACAAGGGCGTCGTCCGTATCCTCGGGCGCGCGCTTGACCGCCTGGCCGGCCAGCGTTTCGACCTGCTGCAGCATCATGGCGAGGCGGTCGAGTTCGGCGTTGATCGCGCTCGCCCGGAACGCGCCGGACTCCTGGAAGTCGCTCGTCCGCGCGATTGGCATATCGCGGAACAGGGTCAAGGTGCGGCCCGCCGCCGGCGCCGGGCTGAGCGTGACCGTGCCGCCGGTGTCCGCGCCGACGCCGCCGACGCTGACGCCGGCCGGTGTGGTGCCGTCGTCCAGCACCACGGTGAGATCCTCCGCGGCCAGGATCGGGAAGGGATAGGTGAAGACCGTCTGCACGCCGTCGCAGGCGTACTGAACGTACGGCCGCGCGTCGGCGACCAGAACGTCGGGCATGGGCGTCCTCCGGGGATCGGGGATTCGAATGGCGCGTTAAGCCTTCGCGAGCAGGGGCGGACTCATCCGACGACGTGACCCCACGTTTCGAAGTCCGGACTTCGGTTCAGGCGCGGCTCTCCAGTTGCGTCTCCAGGCCCAGCATCGCGCGCCGACGGCGGTTCTCCGCCTCCAGCAGGTTGCGGGCGTGGCGCTTGTCCTGTTCGTCCAGCCGGATCTGGAAGCGCGCCCCCGCCCGCGCACCGGCCTTGCGGTTGCGGTCGATCAGGTTGCGCTGGATCGCCTTGGCGGTGCCGCCGCCGCTGATCCCGGCGGACGCCGCGCGGGCGCGGGCGGCGGCCGTGGTCTGGGCGAGCTCCTGGGCGCGTGTCTGCCGGTCCTCCGCGCGCGCCGCCAGGGTGGTCAGCCGCTCGCGCACCAAACCGGGATCGGCTTCCAGCGGCGGCGTCTCGGCCTCGTAGATCTCTCGCGCCCGGCGGGTGCGTTCGCGCTCAAGTTCCAGTTCGCGCTCGAACGCCTCCTGCTCCAGCTGGCGCTGCAGCTCGAAGTCGCGTTGCCGGGCCGCCTCCTCGGCCGCGCGGCGGCTGGCCTCGGCGGCCTGCTGGGCCTGCAGCTCGCGCTCGTAGGCGGCCTGCTCGCGCTCGTGGGCGATCCGCGCGGCTTCCTGCTCGCGCTGATAGGCCTCCAGCTGCAGCCGGCGCTGGTATTCGCGTTCCTCCCGCCGGCGCTGGATCTCGGCCTGGCGCTGGGCGATCTGCTGCTCGCGCTCCCAGGCGCGCTGCCGGCGGGCGGCCTCGAGGTCGGCGGCGCGCGCGGCCTCGGCCTGTTGAGCGCTGTCGCGGCTTTCCGCGTATTTCACGGCCCCGCCCACGACGGCGGGGACGACGGACTGAAAACCGGCCATTAATCGTTCACCTTCAGTTCGGTTGTGACGGATAGCAGCGTGAAGGCGAGCGGCGCATCGCCCGCGATCCGCCAGAGCGGCGACGTCCCGGCCGCGCGCCAGCCAAGCGCGCGCACCGGCTTGTCGCCGGTGAACGCGGGGACCGGCGCGTCCAGCAGATCGTCGCCCAGATGCTGGAAGGGCGCGGGCGCGCTGCCGTCGCCCGTGTCGACGGCCAGGGCCTGGGTATCCAGCAGCCGGAAGGTCGCCTCGATCAGGCGCACCTTGATGCCGTGGCCGGTACCGATCGCGTTGCTGACCAGCGGCGGCAGCGGTTCCACAACATGCGTATAGGTCACGCCCGCGACGATCTGCGAGGCCGGCGCGTCGAGTTCGACGCTGCCACCGGTCACCGCGACCGGGGTCTTCGCGACCCCGTCGGCGACCAGCGCGACGGTGCGGCCTTCCAAATGGTCGAGACCGGACCAGGTGGCGGTCGGCGGATCGGCGGCGCCGGTCATCGCGCTGTCGAGCAGCAGGGAGTCCTCGAATACCTCCAGGAAATGTCCGGCGTCGCGTTCGACGACCAGGTAGACGTAAGGGTCGATCACCGCGATCGCCCGCGCCTTCCCTTGCGTGGCGAAACGCGACCAGGCGGTCACCTTCTCGCTGCGGTACTGGGTCAGCACCGCCAGGCTACCGTCGCCCTGGACGCAGTAGAGCAGCCGCTTGGACGGCTGGTAGTCGAGTTCGACCACGTCGGTGACAAGGTGCTTGGCCAGCAGCGTCAAATCGTCGGTCAGGTAGGCGCCGTCGACCTCGGAGTAGCTGAACTCGTGCAGCCGGTCGCCGGTGCGCCCGACGAACAGCGTGGCGCCATCGACCACCTTGGGCGGGGTGTACCGGTCGCTGCGGGATCCAACCCGTGTCTGGCGCTTGACCTGCACGCTGCTGGGCGTCAGCGGGTCGCCCGTGACCCGCCACTCGCCGCCGCTGGTGAACACCTGCAGGTCGCGCTGGCTGAGCAGCCCGCGGACCGCGTTGACTTGGTCGCTGAGCAGTTCGAAGTCGATCGCCTCGTCGTCCAGCCCGGTACCCGGATCGAAGTTGAACAGGTCGTCGGTCTTCGACAGGTAAATGCGGTTGGGCAGGACGTTCCCGCCGCCCAGCACCAGGCGGTTCTGGTGGAACGCGGCGACCGCCGGCCAGCCGTTGGCGAGCGAATAGGCCGCCTCGGTCCAGTCGGCCGTGGGTTGGTCCGACGACAGAGCAAGGCGGATCTCGCAGTCGACGTTGCGGGCGTCGACGACGTTGACGATTTGCGCTTCGCCGCCGTGCAGCCGCAAGCGCGCGCCCTGATGCTCCGAGGTGAAGTGATCGGCGCTGGCGACGAACCGCACGCTGCTGCCGGTCGTCGACGCGGGGTCCAGGGTCACATCCGGCGGCGCGACCTTGGCGTGCGGCACCATGTGCCGCGGTCCGATCGAGGCGAACTTCAGCATCTTGATCGACCAGGTTCCCGCGCCGTCGCGCGTGATCAGCCGCGGCACCGAACTTGGATGGGTGACGATCAGCGTGTCGGCGCTCTGCACCCAGGCGAGTTCGGGCAGCGTGCCCTGATGCCAGGGGGCGGCGACGTTGCCGGCGATCAGCGTGCCGTCCTGGTAGATGTCCATCCGGAAGTTGGAGAACACCAAGACGTAGACCTGGTCGACCGAGAACTCGAACGGGATCAGCCGCGCCGGGCCCGGCAACTCCGCCAGGAACTGCAGGCCCGGACGGCGTGACACGCCGCCGGTCGGATGCAGGGTGACGTTGGTCAGTTCCCGCGCGCCGTTTTCGTAAGCCCGCAGGTCGCCGCGGCCGAGCAGCAGCGGGTCCAGTTCGCCGCCGGTGAAGTTGGTTTTGTAGACGTGCCGGCGGGTCATCGCCCACGCGCCTCGATCAGCGGGAAATCCTCGATCGCCGCCGGGGTCTCCTGCTGCGCGTCGATCTGGCGGGCGCTCTGGAACGCCTGCTCGGCCAGCCGGCCCAACGCCTCCGCCCGGCTGGTGCTCTCGGTGATCGGCAGGCAGAACTCCGCCGCCAGCCGGGCGACCAGCGCCTGGTCGAAGAACGGCGGGAAGTCGGCCTCGCGCGGGCGGTAGAGGTAGGTCAGCACCAGCTGGTCGACGTCGGCGTGCACGCGGCGCTCGGCGATCCGATAGGCGATCCCCCGGCCGCGCGTGGCGGTGCCGGCGGACAGCGCGCGCAGGAAGTCGGGCGGCAGCTGGAAGGCGTGCGCGAAGTCGGCGATCGGCTGCGCGGCGAGCCGCGGCAGGCGCGCCTGCACGGTGGCGAAGCTCCAGGGATGGGCGGACAGGAGCGCATCGCGCAGGCCGCCGTAGAGCGTGCGGCAGACGAGCGCCTCCGGCGTGGTCTCCTGGAAGCTGGCGATCGGCTGGGCGCCCAGCGCGATCAGCGCGCGCGCACACAGCTGGACGGCGGAAGACGCCATGAGCGGGGGGTCCTTCGGGGCTGGCGGGATTCGGAAGAGCGGTGACTCGCCGATGCCGCGGGCACCCTCCTCTCCCTTGCCCTCTCCTCCCACGGGAGGAGAGGGGACGCGCCGGGTCACCCGTTCCCACTGGTTGGCAACGGGTCGGCACGGCGCATCGGCGGGTTCCCTCTCCTCCGCTCGGAGGAGAGGGACAGGGAGAGGAGGAACCACGCGCACTCGGCGAGCGGTGCGGAGACGCTTAGTCGGTGTCGCTCGCGCCCACCGCCGTCATGTCGGCGGCGTCGACCACGCCGGCTGTGTTCGACTTGATCAGGAACAGGCCGGCGGCCGGCGTGCCGTCGGTGTCGACGTTCGCGATCACGATGTCGCCCACGCGCAGCATCTCCGCGGCGGCGTCGAAATAGCCGGCGGAGTCCACGACCGTGGCGGCGTCGACGGTGGTGTAGTGCCACAGCGTGAAGCCGTTGGCGTAGGCGAGGACGCTCAAGTTACGGGCCTGGAATGCCATCGACCGCTCTCCTTAAGCTTCCAGGCAGCGCATGGTGACCACGCCGTCGGCGTCGATCAGGCAGGCGCCCTGGGACATCATGTTGTTGACGAAATGCGCCGCGCGGTCGCCGTGCCAGGAGATATCGCTGGTGACGTCGGCGCCGGAGGCGTGGCCGATCGCGGTCTTGTGGTACCAGTGGCACAGCCGCACGCCGGCGTTGTTGGTCAGCCCGGAGTGCGGGATCCACAGCGTGCCCAGCCAGCGCTTGGCCTGGGTGCCCTTCCAGGGCAGCTCGGCCTCGCCGACGTAGTCGGCGTTGGCGAACTCCTGGATGTCGAGCAGCTCCGACCACTGCTTCCAGCCGATCACCGCGAAGCGGTCGCCGTCGTCGGGCACGTCGCTTGCGCCCAGCATCTCGAAGGCGGTCAGGATCTTGGCCTTGGTCAGGCCGTCGGTGTCCGCGCCGGCGTAGTTGGTCGAGGCGTTAAGGCCGGCGAGGATCAGCTCGTCGGTCTTGCGGCCGAGCGCGTAGGCGCCGGCGTTGGCGACCACCATCCGCTCGTCGATGTTGATCTTCAGCTCGTCCAGCTTGTCGACCCAGTCGCCGGCGTAATAGTCGGCGAGCTGGCACTCGACCGGGGTGTGGTCGATCGACATCACCGGCACCTTGCCGTGCCGGGCCTTGGTGGACGCCGCGCCCTTGCCGACCTTCTGGAAGGTCGTCGTGGCGCCCTTGATATTGGACTTCGAGCGCACCGTCTGGCGCAGCTTGGAGCCCTGGCGCTGGTAGGCCGTGTGCACCTCGTTCTGGAAGTGCCGGATAAAGGCCTGGTCGACCTGTTGGGACATGGTCTGTTGGTCTCTCTCGTACGGTTGTTGGGGATGGCTCGACCCGCGCGGGCGGTTGTCGCCGCTGCCGGCGGCCGTGCGCGGGCGGACGCGCGTCGCCGGCCCGCGGACCCGTGGGTCCGAAGGTTGTCGGCGGTCGCGGGAAACGGGGGTGACGGAAGGCCGCCGGCAGCCGCGCCGCCGGCATCCGGCCGGGGAGGGAAACCGGGCGGCGCGCGGCCTCGCCCCCACGCGGGGATCGGGGGCGGCCGGCGGCCCTCCGTCTTCCGCGGGCTCGCGCCGCCGCTCGGGGCGGCCGCGACACCCGCGTCTCTGTGGGAAGTTCCTGAGGTTCGAGGGGTGGCCAAAGCGATCCCCCTCCTCCGCTGGGAGGAGGGGCTAGGGGAGAAGGTTGCCCGCAGCGTCGACGGCGGCGGCTACCTCCTCTCCCTGTCCCTCTCCTCCGCTGGGAAGAGAAGACCCGCTGCTATGCCCTGCGGAGGTCTTCAAGCGGCGCAGCTAGCCGCCGGCCTGGCCCGGGAACAGGCGCTTGAAGCCGTCCTGCACCTTGGCGATCGTCTGGGGATCGCGCTGGCGCCAATACTTCGGATCGGCCATCAGGCGTTTCAGGTCGTCCTCGGTCATCTCCGGCACCGGCGCACCGCCCGCGCCCAGGCCGGGCTCGCCGTTCGCCATCATGCGGTGCATGGCGAGGATGCCCTCGTAGGTGGTCGACAGCGCGTCGAACACTTCCGCCGGCAGGTTCTTGCGGCCCCAGGCACCGAGCGCCGCGGCGACCTCGCGCCACTTGTCGGGCCCGCCGAACTGCTCGACCAGGCGCTCCAGCTGGCGCTCCGCCTCGAAGTCGCTGGCCATCTCCTCGACCGCCGGCAGCATCCGCTCAGCGGCTAGGTCGTAGACCAGCTGCACCTGCGCGGGCGTGAAGCCGGCGGCGTGCAGGGCGGCGTTGATCTGCGGGTCGGGCTGGATCATCGGGTGCGGCGGCTCGACCGGATACTCCTCGGGCGTGTCCGGCACGCCGAGCGCGCGGCGGAACTGGCCGGCGGTTTCGGGCGGCGTGCCGTCCTGGGGCAGTTCGACCATCCGGGCGAGCTTGCGCTCCAGCTCCAGGTAAGAGCGCAGCAGCGCGTCGGTGCGCAGCTCGCCGGTCTCGGGGTCGCGGAACTTCTCGGGAATCCCCGGGGTCTCCGGCATACGCGGGCTCTCAGGGATCCGGCTGCGCCCCGGCTGGGCGGCGCGCTCGGGCGCGGTCGGCTGGGCGCTGGCGGCGAGCAGGTTGTCGGTCATGCGTTCGGGTCCTCGTCTTTGGGAAAGAATGCGGTCGATGCGGATGCG